GTTCTTCGACTTGTCCTGATACTCGCCGCGGATGATCTCGACGATCTCGAAGTCGTAGGGCCCGACGTGTAGCATTCGCTCGACGTACGCCGAGTGAGGGACGTAGTCGCCGAAGCCTGTCGGGTTCTTGCGTACGAGCGCCGAGCGGAACGGCTTGGCGAGACGAGTCTGTTGGGTCATGGCGGTCTCCTTTGGTTGTGCCATGCGTGGGACTCTACTCGGCGTCGCTCGAAGAATCAGTGGCCAAAGTGTTGATAACGCTCGAGGCGCGCCGTAAGATGAGAGACATGCAGAACCACTCCACGACCACCCCGACGATCTTTTCCGTCGTCACCCAACATCTCGATCCCGTCGCCAACGGCGTCGGCGACCTCGACAAGCGAGTCACTGTCGCCGCCGAGTTCGACACATGGACCGAAGCCGTCGAGTACGCCGAGTCGACCAACTTCGAGATCGACGGCTCAATGTTCCCGAACATCGACCTCGACGAGATCGGCGACCAGTTCGGCGAGTACCAGAGCGGCTTCTGGCACCGCGACAACAAGTACGCCGCGATCTTCCTCGTCGGCCCCTACGCCGAGTGATGAGCAGCGACTTCTGTTTCGAGTGCGGTCGAGATCTCCCCGGCGATCACCTCGGCTGGTGCTCGTCGAACGCGCCGACCCCGATCGACTTCTCCGAGTCGACCCGGCACGCTCGTCGAAGCGATCCGGCGACGTCGAAGCAAGCCGCAGCGCGACTCGACCACACGCTCGCCGACCACCACCGCGTCGTGCTCGACTGGCTCGACCAGCACGGGCCCGCGACCGACGACCAGATCGCGCAGGCGATGGTCGACGCTGACCTCACGACTCGAACCGAGACCGCGCGCCGCTGGGTGCGAACGCTTCGAGAAGAACACGACCAGATCGCCCCGGCGATGCGTCACGGCCAACAGATCCAACTACCGAACCCGTCGGGTCGACTCGCTCTCGCGTGGACGACTCGCACCCCCCGAAAGGAACAGCAATGACCAAAGGCAAAGACATGATCTCCGCGCAGATGGACACGAGCCTGATTGAGCAACTGAACGCCTACGCAAAGGCCCAGGGCGTCACGCGATCCGCAGCAGTTCGTCTCGCGATCGTGAAGCTGCTCGACGAAGCGTCGTGAGCTACTGCGACGCGTTCGTCGCTCTCGTAGCGCTCTGCGCCTACATGACGATCCTTGTCGTATGGGCGCAGCGTCGAGACGACCAGCCGCGGTAGTGTCGAGATGTGTTCGACGACGACTGCGACGGCTACGAGTGCAAGTGGTGCGGCGACCTAGCTCGCGGCTGGTACTTCTGCTCGCAGGCGTGTCGACTCGCGTGGCGTGACTCGGCGAACCGTCCCGAACGACTCGGAGACCCGAAGCCGCTGCGACGTCGCGCCTAGACGATTCGCACGTCGCCGACGCTGCCCGACTCGACGTCGATCGTGACCGACCCCGAACGACGCGCGCCAGCCCCAGCGCTCTCGGCGTACTGCGGCGACCCCGCATCCTCGGACGGTAGCTGCACCCACGTTCGAGGCCCGAGCCACTCGCAACGGAAGCTGTGGTAGTGACCGGAGACCAGCAGGTCAGCCGCGCCGATCGGGCGATGGTTCCCAGCCTGCTTATCGTGCCACGCCTGCACCTTGCCCTGGCCTCGAACCTGATGCCCGTGGAAGACGCCGAGCCGTAGCCCGTCGACTTCGACACACACCGTCAGATCCTCGCCCGGTATCGCCCAGCGGACGTGGTCGTAGGCGGGAAGATCTCGACACGCCCATCGGCAGTCATCGATCGCTGCGACGTCAACGTTGTCGCCGACGATCGAGTCGCGCTTGCCGTGCCGGTTCTCGCCGTGGTTGCCAGGCACAGCGACGACCGTGACCTGCTCGACCAGCGTCGACGCCTTGTCGATAATCGCCATCGCCGCTTCGCGCACGACCGCTCGCTGCTCTCGGTCGTTCATCTCGACTGAGTACAGTTGCTGACTCCCGTAGAAGTGCGGACTGCACGACTCGACAAGATCCCCGCCGAACACGACAACGATCTCCCCCGGCTTGCTCGACTGCTTCCACGAACGCTCGAAGCGCGCAGGCAACTCCCCGATCGTGTCGAGCACGTGTTCGATCGTCCCCGCCTTACCGATCTGCCAGTCGGACGTCGCCCAGATCTGGCCTCCTAGACGGCTCTCAATCGCCGTAGAGCGCTTGCGACGACGTAGAGCGGCGACGAGCGCTTCGAGATCTCGCGCCGCTCTAGGACGCTTGAGAGCCGTCAGACGGTAATACCAGCACCACTCGCCCGTGCCCGCCTTCTGTTGCCACTTGCGTACTTGCAGCGACCCAGGCTTGATCGACCACTCTTCTGGATCGAGTCGCATCTCCGCAAGGATCGACGCTTCGTCGGGGTCGATCGCATCTGTTGTCGACAAGCCCGTGAACTCGGCGTGGCCACTCTCGTGGTCAACGACGTGCCCCGGCTCCCAGCCAGGAGGCGGACGGTCCGGCCCGTTCGAGTGCGCCGTCAGCCGCGTGAACTCTTCAGCCGCGGACATGGTCCCGCCATCGAATCAGCGACGAGTACCCGATGTCGACGCCGACCTCTCGAATACTGCGATGCACAGCGGCGAGCGACAGCGACTCGTCAGCGAGCGCTTCCTCGACCGCGTGTAGGAGATCCGGATCGGTCGTGTGCAGGTGGTCGATGACCTGCAGGTAGTTAGGTCGTCTCGTCGGTGCGTAACTGGCCTTGAACTGTTCTGCCTTCGACACGATGCGCCTCCAGATGATCGTCGAGCCGTTCGGATACCTGCTCGACCCGATCAAGGGTAATCGCAGAGCGTTCGTCGACACGGGATAGCAGCGCAAGCGACCGCCCGTGCTGCTCCTCGTTCTCGTGCCGAAACTGACGAAACTGAAACGCCGCCGTCAGCGAGATCCCTGCGAGCATGAACACACCGGAGACGATCGCGACCCAGATCTCCATCGGTCAGTCGAGCAGCGCAGCCCAGGTCGCTGGACCAACGACGCCGTCAGCAGCAAGACCCTTACTGCTTTGGAACAGCTTGACGACTTTCAGCGTCTTCGGTCCGAACGCGCCGTCGGCCGTCAACGTGTAGCCCTTCGTGACGAGTTGCGTCTGCAAGAACTCGACGACGGGCCCGCGCTGGCCTCGACGTACGACTGTCCGGCGACACGCTTCGACAAACTTCGCGACCTTGAGCAGCACGTTCTCCGGTTCCGGTTGCGGCAGATCGTCGCTGCCGTCCGGCATCGGCCCGTCGACCCAGCCCTGCGACGTGAGAGCCTGGACGTGCCACCACTCAGATCGAACTGTGGCTCGAAGACCGTAGCGCTCCAGGAAGGGGTGGACCTCGGCGCGAGCCTGCGCACGAGTCCGGTTCCACGGACGCTTCAGATCGACGGCGTGGCCGTAGCCGTCGCCCTGAACCATGTGCCACGAGCCTTTCGGAGTCCAGTCATACGGGAATCCGGCACCGGTTCGCAGCGTGCGGTTTGGGTTCGCAGCGAGATTGCCGCGGCCTGCCTTGTAGGCGGCATACAGTCGCTCTTGCTTCGCACGATCACGCACGGCCGGATAGGTGCCGTACTTGCTGAGCTTTGGCTCGGCCAGCAGGAGACGAATGCGATGCGCGAGAACGGGGTGAACGCCTCGCAGGTTCGAGTCGAGCGACATCAGTCGAGCAGATCGTCGTCGGTGCCGACCTTCGGCACTCGTACCAGCGAGCCGTCGGCGTTACCGATCGGGCCAGCAGTAGCGGCCACGACTTTCAGGAAGCTGACGACGGCGGCCATGCCACCAGCGGCGAGCATCTCAACAAAGTTGGCGTCCATGACGTCGACGCCGTTCGCCGAGACGAGAGCGACGATGGTCGCCGCGCCGGTCGACAGGCTGCGTTCAAGGGCATCAATCCAGAAGGTCGAAGATCTCAACATGGCAGCAAGGCTAGTCGCCGTCGTCGCCTCGATCTAGGGCGATCGAGATCATATGCATCACGAACGCAACGCAAGTGATGATCAGCGCGTAGCGGAACGTGTCGCTGCCGGGGGGCAACGTGACGAGAATGTAGGCCGAACCGGCGAGGGTCCAAGCCAGGATGAAGATCTCACGCAGGTATCTCACGAGCGGTTCCTTCTGCGAGTAGGGCCGGACGGTCCAGAGGGCGAGGACGGTCCAGCGGTCGGGGTAGAT